CTTTCGAGGTTAAGTACGACATCTTCGGTATTGGCTCCGCAGTGCGCCCAGTCCGCGATGCACTACCTCGTTTCCAAGCAGACCGTGGCGGTATCCGCTACATCACTCCACCAGTACTTAGCTCATACGCTAGCGCTGTTGGTGTGTGGACTGCTGCTAACGACTCAGCAGAAACACCAAGCCCAGCTTCAAAGTTGAGCTTAACTGTAGCTGCAGCTTCTGAGACAACTGTCTCAACTGATGCTGTTACTTTGCAACTACAATTCGGTAACCTTCTAAGCCGTGCATACCCTGAACTAATCGCTCGTCACAACGAACTTGGTTTGATTCAGCATGCTCGCGAGGCTGAAGGAAATCTTATGGCAAAAATCGGTGCAGCATCAACAGCAGTTACTTCAACTTCCGTAATCGGAATGGGTCGTGACTTCCTAGTACAACTAGGTCGCGCTGCTGCTGGTTACCGTGCACGTCATCGTCTAGATGCAGATGCTCCACTTCGCGCAATTATCCCAGCATGGGTTAAAGACGCAATGGCAGCAGATCTAACTCTTGCAGCACCTGGAGATTCAACTCTCAATGCATATGCAGAGATTGATGCTTATATTGCATCTCGCGGAATCATTCCTACATACTCTCTAGATACTGCAGGTGGGGCTTCTCACTTCGGTGCACAGAGTGGTGGCGCAATGGTTGAGTTCCCAGACACATTCGTCTGGTACATCTTTGCTGAAGGATCATTCTTGTTCCTTGATGGCGGCACACTGGATCTCGGAGTTATTCGTGATTCTACCCTTGTTGGCACAAACGACTACAAGATGTTCGTTGAAACCTTTGAGAACGTTGCCCTTGTTGGCGTCGAGTCTCTACAGGTAACATCAACCATCAATGTAAACGGAGTAGCAGCTGCTCTTCGCGATACACTTGGTGGATTGACTGCAGCAACAATCGAGTACTAAGCTAAGAAGTAAATCTTGTAGAGGGAGCGCTCAGAAATGGGCGCTCCCAATACAAAATAAGTAAGTAAATAAACTTTTAAGTTAGGAAGTAGAGTAAAGATGGCCTTTAGAGGAGTTTTTGAAGCACCTATGGTTATGGGCGCTAACTTTGGTCTACTCGGCTGCGTTAAGCCTGAAACTAATTTAGACGAAGATCAATGGGTACGCGGTTTTTCTCAGTATTGGGACAGCGGAGTATATTCTGCTAAAAACTGGGATGATACAGACACAACATCATATACAATTGCAAGTAATGCAACACCTGCTCGTTATCTAGAAGTTAAACCATTTTTTGTTGAAGTTGAAGATTATCGCTCAACACTAGGTCTACTTGGTACAGACCATATTGAAAGAATTAGACGTCAGTTAGAGTGTATTACACAAAAGGCTCTTGAAACAGAGTTGTGGGACGGTGCAATTCGCATTGGTGAAGAGCATTCAAATAGGGCACTAGTAGACCCTGCCGCTACCATACTTAATTCAGGTACAGCGCTGTCCGCTCGTCGCGCTCTCGCGCTTCTTGAGCAGTCAATTGGGGATGCCTCAGCTTGCGGAATCCAAGGAGTTATTCACATGACTCGCGACGTTGCATCACTTGTTGCAAGCTCAAACTTAATTTATCCTTCAACTGATAGTGGTGACACATTCCTTAGAACTGTTGGTGGAACTCCAGTAGTAATTGGTTCTGGGTACTCGGGAGCAGGTCCAACAGATGCAGCTGGGGATACAGAAACACCTACTGCTACAAATAAATGGATGTACGCCACTGGTGACGTTAGAGTCATTCTTGGCGATATTGACGTTGTTAATGATAATTTAGCACAAGGCTACGATGTATCAGGCAACGCGAACAACATGCTTCTTAAAGCAATTCGTCCTGCTGCAGTGTACTTTGATTCATCTGTACATTTAGCAATCAGAGTTGATTTAACAGCGTAAAATAAGAACAAGTAAGACCGACTAAAGGAGAAATCAGTATGGCCACTCAGGACTACGCGGCAAGCGTCCAAGGTGTGGCGATCCGAGTCACTAGACTGGACGCCTCAGGTAACCTACTCACCGAACCAGGTGATAGCTACACAACCTCGGCGTTTCTTCGCGCATCATTTACACCAGAGTACGAAGAAGGCGATGAAATCGTAGAAAAGTCAGCAAACGGTACAGTTTGCGTTTCCTACAAAGCCCCAGACACTCTTAAAAGAATTACTATGGAACTGGCAATTTGTGAGCCAGACACAGAACTCACTGCTCTGTTAGCAGGAGGTTTGCTACTTCGTAAGAATCTAGGAACCTTTGCTGCACCAGATCGCACATCAATTGGTTGGGCCGCGCCAGCCGTTGGAGATGACCCTGCTGGAAACGGCGTTGCTCTTGAAGTTTGGTCATTTGCTGTGAAAGATGGAAAGCGTGCAACAACTCGTCCATACTTCCACTGGGTTTTTCCATATGTTAAGCTACGTCAATCAGGTGACCGTGTAATTGAAAACGGATTACTTGCAAACACTTTCGAAGGCTACGGTCTTGGAAATGAGTTCTTTGATGCAGGTCCAGACGGCCGCTGGGAGTTCCCAGTTGCAGCAGAGCGTCCATATTCATACGCTCGCGATACATGGGCACCAACTGGTCTAAAGGGCTTCTACGAGTGGCATCCTGAAATTACTAAGACTATTAGTAACTCAGCTCGCGCTGGAACTACTGCAACTATTACAACATCTACCGCTCACGGAATGCGTGTAGGAGATAGAGTAACTATTTCTGGTACCAACGGAAATGCTCCACTACATGGTACTTACACAATTACTACAACTCCAACAACAACAACATTTACATACACCACTACAACTAGCGGAACTATTACCTCTGCTGCTGACACTGGAACTGCATTTGTTGATTATGGATACTGGGAAGTTACAGACTTCACTTCTGAAGGATCTACTACTGAGTACAACGTACCTGGTAGCAGTTCATATAATGCTGACAACGATGTTGACTTCATTATTGCTTCATCAGAGGACCCAACCTCTTAATATAAGTAAGAAGAAGGGCGGACGACGTATTGGTCGTATCATTGATACAACTAATCGTTGTTCGCCCTTACTTTTTAGGATTGGTATAGATAATGAGTAATCTTTGGGTAGATGTTAGCGAACTTGGACCTACTTATGCAGAGTCCCAGTACGCATATGATGCTGTAAAAACAGCCTCGTACCTGCTCTGGGGTATGTCTGGAAGAAAGTACTCTGGTGTAACAACTGTCACTGAGCGATACGTATCTTCTTATGACCCTAATATCCGCATAGGTGCATCTATCCTTACATATTCTCCTACTTTAATTAGAGGAAATGTTGAAAATATTAGATTAAACGGCTCAGGACCTTATCAACAAGATGACTTTACAGGCGATGGAACATCAGCAAGTACTCGTGTGCGTCTTCGTGGTCGTAAAGTAATAAGAGTTCATACTCTAAGAGATAGAAATGGCGTTGTAATAGATCCAAGAGATTATTACTTAGTAGAGCACTCCACAATTCTTGCTACCCCTGGGGCAGGATGGACATCTTCTAATATTGAAGTTACTTATTCATATGGAACACCGCCACCAATAGCAGGAAAAGCTGCTGCTCGACTACTTGCCATTGAACTTGTTAAGTTGTATGAAAATGATGACACCTGCGCTCTCCCTCAGCGTGTAACTTCTGTTGCTCGTCAAGGTGTTTCATACACAATCCTTGATAATCAAGATTTTATTGATGAACTTAGAACTGGTTTATATGCTGTAGACCTATTTCTAAAAACAACTAATCCAGACAGAGCAAGAGCAAAAGCAAAAGTATTTAGCCCTGATACTCCTAGAGCACGCCGTCCTGTTCCTAAGCCATATCAATTAACAGAGACCCCTTATGATTTGAAAGTTCTTACATCTGGTAGTTCACTAGTTCTTTATTTAAATGAAATAAATGGAGAATTCTTAGAAGATGACCCATCTTGGGAAGTTTCTTTGACGGTATCTGACCACTCTTATACAAAGTCAGAGGATTTAGAAAACTCTATCAGTCTTAGCCGTGTTAATGGAACAATAACTATTTCTCCAACTTATAGTCAAATATTAGATATTATTGGTCCAAGAGAGCCTGGTGTTTATGACATCTACTGCACTCGACCTAGTTTGGAAAATCCTGCTATTGATGAAGTAATTAACCTACTTACAGCAAACGTATCATTTGAACTTTACACAAGAGTAGAGCCAATTTATACACTGTAGTATGTGTACAACAAGTAGGAGAGACAAATGTCGACACCAATAAATAAAGCAACTGTTAGTAGCAGTGCCAAAAATCTTGCTGTATTTTTAGACGCAGTTCTTACTCAAGTTGTCACTTCTTATGCTTCTTACACTATGCCACTTCCTCTGCGTAGATATTACACATTAGGACAGCCTGTAGTTGACTGCGAACAAGTAGTTGTCTCTTTTGTGCAGATGTATGTTGGCGCTCCAGGGGATGAGGCAACTCAGCCTCGCAGATGTAGTGACCCAAGAAGTGCGACAATTAATGTTTCTGTATCAAGAGCAGTGCCTGTAGTTGGTCAAAATGGTAGACCACCTTCTGCTGAAACAATAGAGAGTGCTTCAGAAATTGCTGCGTACGACGCATGGATTTTACTAGACAGCGCTGCTCAATTAGATACTTGGGAGTCGTCTGGTTTTGGTCTTGGGGTTATCGCAACTGTTGAGGTTCAGGCTCCTGAAGGTGGATTTCAAACTGTAACTTTGACCCTTACTGCAGCGGTTCCGTAAAATGGCAACAGTAGTTTTTCGCAAGGCAGAGTTAGATTTTATGCTTAACTCTCCTGAAGGCGATGTAGGAAAGTACTTAGCAAAAAAGGGTCGTTTAATAATGGCAGCTGCTAAAGCTCAGGTTGGTGTAAGAACAGGAGCACTTCGTTCATCTATTCACATGAGACATTTACGAGACTCTCGAGGTCAGTATGTGAAAATTGGCTCTAATTTGGACTACGCTTTGCTACACCATCAAGGCAGTAAGCCTCATGTTATTCGACCAGATAGGGCAAAAGTGTTGAGATTTGTTAGAGGATCAAGGGTGATATTTGCAACTTCTGTTATGCATCCTGGAACTAAAGCAAATCGCTATCTATCAGATAACTTAAAGTTGGTAAAATAGGAACAACATTTACTATAAAAATGGTAAATAAAAAGACAAATGAGAAAAGAGGAATATCAATATGACAACAGATAGGTTTAAAGATTTTGGTAGCGGGAGTGATGTAAATACGCAACCCTTATTTTTTAAACTTTATGGAGAAGATTTCCATTGCAAAACGGCTCTTCAAGGTAAAGTTCTTTTGGATATGGTTGCAGACTCGAGTTCTGAATCAAACGGAATGGCAACCGCACTTATTGAAAAGTTTTTTGCAAAGGTTTTGCTACCAGAAAGTTTAGAGCGTTTTCTAAAATTGGTAGAGGATCCTAGCAAAATTGTAACTGTAGATAAATTAGGCGAAATTACTTCTTGGTTGGTCGAGCAGTACTCAAGCCGTCCTACGTCGGGGCTAGAGGACTCGCAGAGTGGGCAGTAGATCTCTGGCCTTATGTTAACGGGAAAGCACTAATGAGCGGCCTACAACTATCTTCTATGGAACTAGCAGACATGCTAGATGTTATCCATGTAATTTTTGAAGATGACATTACCTCCGTCGCTAGTGCAGAACAAGTTGACGTCAAAGAAAAAGTAAGAGAAATTATTTATAGGGATTTTTATGAAACTACTTATAAATACAAGACAACTAAAAAAAGTCAAAACGCAGGTTTTGACAACTCTGTTGGAGATTTTGATTACAGCGACATCACACCGTTTGACCCAAGCAGTCAACCAGTGAAGCCGTTTGTTCCAGCAACAGATTTTAACCCAGACATGCAAAAGCCGTTTGGGTCTGTACTAGATGCCCCTTTGGGCTAAGAGATTAGGAGGTGATGGCGCATGGCAATTGTTGGTGATGCATATGTAGTAGTTCGCGCCATCACTTCTAGTGTTGAAAGAGACATTCAAAAAGCTTTTAATGGTGTTGATAGAGTTGGTGAAAGAGCTGGAAAAGATTTATCTGATGGAGTAAATAGAGGTTTTAGTAAATCTGGTAATAATTTTAATTTTATTACACCCCAATTTTTAGCAGAAGCAGATAGAGCTAGAGAAAGATTTTCTAGTTTAACAAGAGCTGGTTTTTTCTTAGGTCCAATACTTACTTCATTAGGTGGGATTATTGGTCTTCTTGGTACAGGACTTATCTCTCTTACCTCGATAATTGGGGCTGCTGCCACTCCAGCGTTAATTACTTTAGCTGGAGCATTCACAGCCGCGGGTCAAGCAGCAATAACATTAAGATTAGCATTTTCTGGAATTGCTAAAGCAGTACAAGCAGGAAATAAGGCTTCTAAAAAAACGGTCTCTTCTATAAAATCAGAAGAATCTGCTCAAAGAAACTTACTAGCAGCGTATGAAAGATTAGCAGAAGCAAGAGAAACTGCAATTGAACAAATACAGCAACTAGGTTTTGATTCTGAGAACGCTGCAATATCAGAAAAAAGAGCTGCTTTAGAGTTAGAAAAAGCTCGTGAAACTCTTGCTCGTGTTTCTGATTTACCACCTAACTCTCGTGCTCGTAAAGAAGCAGAACTTGCCTTTGCTGAAGCAGATTTAAATTATCGTAGAGCAATTGATCGTAATAATGACCTTAAAAAATCAGAAGCAGCAAATGCTAAATTAGGTCCAGATGTAAAGTCTCAGGTAGATGGAAGTAAGATAGTACTTGAGGCTACAAGAAATGTAATAGAAGCAACTGAAGCACGAGACGCTGCCTTACAAGGTTCTGGAACAGATGCCTACCAAGATGCTTTATCTGGTTTATCAAAAGAAGCTCAGAATTTTGTTAAATACTTGGTTTCTATACAATCAGAGTTTAAAAAACTAAGTTCTGCTGCTGGACAAAGACTTTTTCCTCAACTAGAAATAGCAATAGATAACTTAGTAAAGAATCTATTTCCTGCTTTAAGACCTCTTCTTACCGCAACTGGAGATGTTTTAGGTAAAGTAGCAATAAGAATTTCTGAGGTCGTGACAAGCTCAGAGAACATAAGAAGACTAGAGTCCATATGGAAAACAAACAATAAATTTATCGACAATCTTGGTAGTGCAGTAGGCAATCTCTATGAAGGATTTTTAATTCTTCTAAAAGCTGCTAAACCATTAATTGATGCTTTTGGTGAGTTTTTAAAAAATACAACAGAATCTTGGAAAGAAACTCGAAAACTTGACGAGGCAACTGGGAAACTTACAGAACGTTTTAAGATTGCTCAGGGCATATTAAAAGATTTAGGTACCATTCTTGGAAACGTTTTTGGTGGATTTCAAAATCTTGTACAAGCAAACGTGGGTCCTGGAAGCGCTGGAGAGATTTTCTTAGAGTACTTTAAGGACATATCTTTAGCCTTTAAAAATCTAGAAACTATTGATGGTAGACCTATAAGAGAGTTTTTTGCTGATGCAGCAGAAAATGGAACAAAACTTTTAAGTCTTCTTGGAAATATTCTAGGAGGATTTATAACTCTTGCTGATAACCCAGAACTAGGAGTTTTCTTAGGTCAACTAAATGAAGTTACAGATATCTTCCAAGAAATAGGTGAAGATATAAGCAATGCTTTGCCTTCTTTTGGTGAATTTTTAATAACATTTGCCGAATTTGTAAAACTAGTTACCGAATCTGGCTCTATAAAAATATTTTTTAATACTTTAACCAGTGTTTTAGAGACTTTAAACAAAATTTTAGAAAGTCCTGTAGGGCAATTCTTTTTAAAACTTTCAGCTGCTATACTTCCAGTGCTAGGTGCTCTTGGTCTAATAGGTAAAATAAGTGGATTTGCTTTTAAAGTAGCTGTAAGTGGAATACTTGTACTAACTAGAACATTAGGAGTTTTAACTGGTTCAGCCAAATTAGCTGCTTTAACTACAAGTACTTTACAAGCAAAAATATTATCTCTTGCAGCTTCAGCTGTCAAAGTTGCTAGAACAGCAATGGTTCAGTTGGTAAAAGCAATAGGTACATCTCTTGTAGCTGCTTTTAGAGGTTTAGGGGCTGCCATTGCGGCAAACCCTCTTGGACTTTTTCTAACCGTAGTCGGTCTTGTACTTGCAGCTATCGGGATACTTTATACAAAAAGTGAGACGTTTAGAAATCTTGTTAATGGTATAGGTACAGCAATAAAAAATGCTTTTTCAGGAACAATTGATTTCTTAAAGAACAACTGGCCTATGATACTTTCTATTCTTACAGGTCCTATTGGTGCTGCAGTTATTGCAATAGCACGAAATTGGGACAGCATTATCTCTACTATTAGAGCTCTTCCTGGTCGCATAAGGGCTGCGGCAAGTGGTCTCTGGGATGGGATAAAAGACTCATTTAAACTTGCTATAAATTACATTATTGGAAGATGGAATGCTCTTCAATTTAATTTAAGATTTCCAGATAAAATTTTTGGGATTCCATTAGGACCTCTTGCTGGAAGAGGCTTTACGTTAGATACTCCAGATATTAAACCTCTTGCAAAAGGCGGAATTGTTATGCCTTCTGCTGGTGGAACTCTTGCCACAATTGGTGAAGCAGGACGCCCTGAGCGTGTAGAACCACTTGACCCAGATGGTTTATCAAAGCGTGATAAAGCAATGATTGAAATGCTATCTGGTGGAAGAGGTTCTGGAATTAACATAACAATTAATCCTTCTGCTGGTATGGATGAAAGAGAGCTTGCATCCATTGTTTCTCGTCAGATTGCCTTCCAACTTCGTAAGGGAGCAGCTTAATGAGTCGCTCAAATCTGTTTACAAACCCTACCTACCAAACTAACACTACTGGCTGGTCTGCTGCTCAGAATCTAAACAAAAGAATTATTAACTCTCAGAGAAGTTCTACTACTGCAACAATAACTACCAGCACTGATCATGGATTTTTAGTTGGTGACACTGTAACCATTTCTGGGACAAATGGAAACTCCGCCCTTCACGGTACTTACACAATTACAGCAGTGCCAACTTCAGTAACATTTAGATACACAACTTCCACAAGTGGAACAATTACATCGGCACCAGATACAGGAACTGCCACTGTTTTTGGGTTAGCACCTTCTACAAATACAAAAAATATTAGTAATTCTGAAAGAACTAGTACAACAGCACTTATAACTACTTCAGCAGCCCACGGCTTCGTAGTAGGAGATGTTGTAACTATTGCTGGAACTAATGGCAATACCCCATTGCACGGAACTTACACAATTACAGGGGTTCCTAGCGATACTACTTTTACTTACACAACTTCAACTTCTGGCAGTATTACTTCCGCGGCCGACACTGGTACAGCAGTAGTTGCAACAACCTCTATTTCAGTAACTTCCTCTGACTATTTTGTCGGTTCCTCGTCTTTAGAAATAACCAAGTCTGCTCAAGCAAACTCTGGAGTAATTACTACAAATAGAATTGCTACTACAGCGCTATCTAGTTATTCCATTTCTGGGTATATAAAAGTCCCAAGCGGTCAAGAAAGTGGCTCTTTTAGTATTAAAGCAATTTGGTACAACGCTTCTACTTCTGGTTCTATAGTTTCTATAAGTAATAACACTGCTACATCTTCAACTAATTCTTCTGGGTGGAAGCGAGTTACAGCAGTATTTACTGCTCCTGCAACATCTACTCACGCTAACTTTGCTTTTATTCAAACTACTGCTGGAACTACAGCAAAAACTTTTTTACTTGATGCTGTTTTATTAGAAAAATCTGCTTCAGTAGGAGAGTTTTTTACTAACTCTAATCAATCTAATGAAACTTCAAAGGTAAACCTTGCTTTAACTCCACTTCCACAGCCTCATCTAACTGGAATGAAGTTACAGGCAGATATATCGCTCAATGACTTTACATTTAATACAATTGATGAATACGGGGTTGTTTGGGTAGTTACTGACCTTGGTGGTTGGTGGCAACCTCCTTCAGCTGAAGTTCCTGATATTGCTAGAGGCTGGGGAGACGGCTCTTATGATGTTAAAGGTAGATACAACGCAAGAGATATAACTTTTGAAGGCGTTATTTTAACTCCAGACCCTTCTTTGCTTGCTGCTGCTAGAGATAGATTAGTTGCTGCTACAAACTTAGTTTATTCTGGAGCATGGCTTAAAACAAATGAAGGTTCTTCTGTCAGAGCATCCTATGTAAGACTAAGTGGTGATGTTGAAATTCAAACAGTAAATGCTCGTGGTCGAACTGAGTTTTCTATCGGTCTTAGGGCAGCGGACCCAATAAAGTACAAGTGGAATACTGCAGACCCAACATACGGGTATAACAACACATTAATTACCTGCAGAGGCAGCTCTACTTCTGAAGATGGAACAGAGATTATTGAAAATGAAGGAAACTTTCCAGTTAGCGTATATCTAACAATCACTGGTCCACTTACTGGTCCAGCAATTATTTCTAATGACACTACCGAAGAATTTATTACTATAACAGATACACTAAGAGCAGAAACCACTAAAACAATTAATAACAGAGGATTAACTGATAATTTAGTTACAATCTCTACAACTACTACTCATGGAATGATTGCTGGTGACGTTGTCACCATCTCTGGTCTTGGTTCGCCATATGATGGAGTTGTCACTGTTCTAAGTACCCCTACAACTAGCACATTTACATATGAAACAGTTGGTTCTAATGTTGCCTACGGAGCTGCAAGTGGAAGCGTTGTATATGGTCCCGATGTTTTAGAAATTGATACATATGATAGGTCTGTATTTTTAAATGGCGCATATTCTGGAGCAAGGTCTAAGTTAGAAGTGTATAACAACTGGATTAATCTATATCCAGGTAATAATACAATTAGTTTTTTTGACGAAGGCAATACTGTTAACCCCACAGCGACGCTATCTGTAGACTATAGGTCTGGGTGGCTTTCTTAAGCCCTAAACTTAAGGAACATAAAAATGACAATTCATGAAATTACACCAGCAGAGTATAGATATTATGCTGTTGACATTATTACAAATAATATATTAGGTGAAATCCCTTTTACAGATGTTACATACCAAAGAGCCTTAAGTAAGGCTGGGTCATTTTCTGGCTCTGTACCTGTAATAGAGGCAACTGCAGATTTTAATTTATATGAAAATACAATGCCAGGAAAAACAGCGATATACATTCTTAGAAATGGTGTTTGCGTCTGGGGTGGGATTATATGGAGTAGAAGTTATTCTCCTCAAAATAAAACTTTAACTGTAGATGGCGCTGAGTTTATAAGTTATTTGTACCACAGAGCAG